TGTCGTAAGCCCATGTAATGTCGATAGTCGGGAATGAGATTACATAAACCTCATGACCTTCTAGCTGATAAGTAAACGCCACCGCATCCGATACGGGCATATTGACCAGAGTATTCTCAACAGCGTGAGTACTAATCCGCTTAGGGATGTACCCTTCCATCAACATAATTTGGGATTGACCCCGAATATTTCGGCTGAGATAAGCAAAGGAGTTACCGAGTCTGGCAACGCTAAACTTAGCAACAATTCCGTGTTGGGTTGAAGTGCCAGGGATTCTTTGAAAAGGAAAAGGAAACGTACCAGCATCCACCCAAACTTCCGATGACTCCTCACCCATTAAATAGACTTCACGATGGTCTACGATAATTGAGACTAAGTTATCAGGCGCACCGTCTTTATTTCCGTAAGAAAGAGTAGGGGTTAATGGGCTAAGAATCCCAGAAGCTGCCCATTGCTGAGTGCCTGGGTTGTTATAGACAAAATAATTGTCCACAATATCCACAATATCAGCACCCGTAAACGCTCCGTCTGAGCTTGGCAATACGCTAAAGTTAAGCGCATACATCGTCTCAGAAGTCGATTCAGTTTGGCTAGGGCTGATAATATAACTACCCGTTCCACCAGTTCCTGTACCAAAGGTTAAGGTTAAGGTTAACCCTGTACCTGAGCCTGATGTGGTTGTGGATACGTTATTGATCGGCTGAGTAGTATATGAGCCTTGAGAGTAAACCGTAAGCCCAGTTACTACGCCAGAGGTTACGGAGGACACCGTATAAACCTGAGGGGTAGACCCGTAAACCCCACCTACAACCGTTACTTGATCGTTAACTGCGTATCCTGTACCACCCGTCACAATGGATTGGCTTAGGACAATATTGCTTCCCAAAGCCGTGATTACCGTACTTAAAGTGTCCCCAGCGCCCTGTATTGTTTGACCTGGGTATAAAGTGCCACTAGCCACCGCAGTCACGCTTAGGGTCTTTGCAGCAATCGTTCCTGTAAACACCGCAGCCACCGCAGTAGAGTTCATCAGTTCAGCCGTAGAGACGGTTTGGCTGATGTTTATAGTGTATGTACCAACTCCACCGCTACCCGTTCCCAAGGCAGTTATAACGGTTTCTTGGGCTACGTTTAGACCAAATAAAGACTGGCTGATACCAATCGTCCCATTTGTAACTGCTGTGACCGTTAGGGTTGTCCCTGAGATTGTGCCTGTGAAAACTGCAGTTGATGGGCTAGAAATTCTCCAAGAATATCGGTATGTTCCGTCAGTAATGTATACATATATCCCGTTGTCCGTAATACCGACCTGACCTGTGCTTGAGTTAAGTTGTCCAATAATGGTCGGTATAAAAGAGCTTGTCAGCGAATAAACATATTGTCCACAGACTGCAATTAACTGAGTACTGCCCGACAAAGTCCTCATCCCACGGATAGGCGCTTGGTTTTGAAACGCAATAACGGAGGTTAAGCCAGGTGTTGGGTATAAAGCGACAACGCCCCTAGAACCAGGGGCTTTAAGTGGGTCTACTTCAGGTCGCCAATTTATGCAGTCCTGAGAGTCTTGATAAATTGATGGGCCTGTATAGCTTGGGCCGACAAAGCCAAAGTCTGCCATTATTCCTCCTTATAAGACTTACCAGCAAGCAAAGTTTTCATGCTTGGCAGACTTATTCCGAATTGTTTGGCTAAATCTCTTGTGCTCATACCGTTCTTTTTTAACTCTCTTGCTTGTCTTGCTTGAACCATTGTTAACTTCGCTCTTGGGCCTTTATCGCCTTTAAAGTTAGGACTTCTTCCTTTAGCAACTTTATCAGCCATGTTATCCGCATGAGTGCCAACACTTAAATGCTTAGGATTGCAACATGATGGATTATCGCAACTGTGCATAATAAATCCAGTTTCATCTGAACTTTTAGGCGCTTGTAGCGTAATCACACCTGGATTAACTAAATTAAAAATAACTCGATGGGCATAATAAGAATATTCATTAATTTGAACCCTACCATACCCTTCTTTATTTTTATAAGCCAACCAAGGCCAACATTCATCCTCCCCTTTTTTATCTACCTTAGACCACAAAACTTCTTCAGTATTTTTTGGTCTTCCTGGATCCCTTGGGCCTTCTCCGTTTTTTCTTCTTTCGTAAAAAGCCTTTTGATATTCTCTATTTTTTCTGCGTTTCTCTTGTAAGTCCATGATTAACTCCTTTTAAAGATTTAATCATATCCTTTTCTAATTAATCTGTCAACCTAAAGAATCAGCGGAAGAAACCTCCCGAAAGTATCCACCCAGCATCCTTCTGCCTTCCAACCAATAGCGCATCCGCATAAGTCGAAACAATCGCTGGATTCATGTTTGTGCGCTTAACGGTAGACTTTCCTTGAGCAGCGAACTTTGTAATCATCGCTATTTGCGTTGGGCTTGCCTTACCGTACATTGGCATTAGGCGCTCTGCTAAACACCATCTGAGAGCCATTGAATAGCCTTGGGGTAGGTTTATCGTGTCGTTTATTGAGACAAATTGTTGGAATATCTGGTCTACGAAAATGTGCATCTCACCTTGTGACGGGTTAGGCCAAAGGTAGATATTTCCCAAAGTTTCGGTTGGCTCGTAGTAAACCGCTTTAGGCCAAGGGCCGTTTAACGTCTTTAAACCAATCATTTCGTATTGCTCTAAATTCAGAACAGATACGGGATAGTCGAGTCCACCGCCAGTTATCGCTTGACCGTTTGAAGTAGTGTTTACCCTTACAAACGCAGACCTTAATCCTAAAGGGCGTTGATAATAACTGTTGATTGTTCTGGACGTTACAGTCTGGCTAATGTTGAGTAAGTAAGTACCCGCTTCGTTAACCTGACCGCCTGCGCCTGTCAGCATTTGCTGAATCTTAGTACCTGAGGTTATTCCGCTACCCGACAAGGTTTGACCGATTGAAATACCGCCAGAGGTTAACTGGGTTACTGTGAGGATATTTCCGGTGATCGAGCCTGTGAAAACTGCGCCAATTTGACCGCCTGGGCCAATTGTGTACTGGGTTTGTCCTTGAGTAACTGGAAATATGATCTCGTTTTTGTAGAAGACCATCATGTCTTCGTTAGACCATTGGTCGAGCATATCCTGAAGCATATCGAAAGCATCTTGAGCTGCTTCCGGAGTCGGTGTCTCCCCAGCCTCCAAAGCTCCAATGTCTTTAAGTGCTCTAGATATTATGTCTACGGCCTGGGTCATGGGTCACCTTATATATTTGGCGTGAAAACTTGTGGTTTCCAAGGAGGAACAATAGATTTCGACTTGTCTAAAAGCGCCAATTGCTCCTCTAGCCTAGATTTTATTACACAAACGCCATCTTTCATAGCATCATTTTCGATCCATTGAGCCACCATTTCTTCGGTGACTTGCGCTAGTGGAGTCTTATTCTCTGGGTCTTTAAAGTACCAATTACCTTCGGTTTCTACCGTATTTGTGTCATCCGATAGGCTTAAATGGTATTTAGCATGGGTAATTACTTCGTTTTCAGCGCTTAGTTCTAATATTTGCCATTTGTAGTTCATATTTACCCCACCCTGTACCATGTAGTATTTGAAGATTTATACATAAAAAGCGCAAAACCACCAACAGTAAAAGCAGACAAAGCATTTAATAATGTTTGACCAGTATTTGCGCTCATAGTTAAAGCCGTGATAATTTGAGTTGAAGCAACCCTGACTTGCATACCATCTGTAGGTGAAGCAGGCATTGTTATAGTGCCAGTTGCTAAAGTTCCAGACGGGGCAAAAATAGTTAAAGGGGCAGTTAATGTATAACTAAACCCTGTTGATGGGGTTTGATAATCATAAGGGCCACATGAACCTTGTGTCCCGTCAAGTACCATTGTCATATTTAAAGTGCGTTAGCAGTTATTGCCGTTTGGATAGGCGCTAGTGCCTCTACCAATTGGGCGGTTGTTGTGGATGCCGTAATTGCAGACCTAGCCGTAGCCAAAGCCGTAGCCCAATCTGCATCAGACATTACATTTGTTAACCCAGCACCTACCTTTGAAGTCCTATGCGAAGATTCTGTATAGGCTATCTGGTTTAACGCTTTGGTTTGATGTGCTATGGCAGTAGGAATATCTACAGTTACCGTTGTGCCGTTTAGTTTCCATGAGTCAAAAAACTGTGCATCTGTACCTTGGGGCAAAGTAGAGTCATCCACAATAATTGCACCGGCAGGGCAGTCTTTGGTCAGTACCGTCTGAATATCGAGTTCGCCTGTGGGTACGCATACTGAGACATTTCCGCTTGTGTTTGTGTATATGATTACTTGCATTTTTATTCCTTAATTTCCAAAGATTACTACGTTAGCCGATTTAAGATCATAAGAAACGTCACGTCTACATAATAAACGTAATGCGGATGTTGTTTTTGTTGTTGGTGCTGTACCCATTGTTCCTCCAACGCCAACATAAGGGCCAAATTGATAAGCAGAACCTTGATCTGCAATTACCGAACAAGTTGTTGCAACAGCGTAATTTGCGTCTGTCAGAGTAGAAGTAAAATTTAAAGTGTAATCTCCTGTCCCGTTTTTTGTGACAGAACTTACGTTGTAATTTGCGTTTGGAGTAATTGGAGTTGATGCTGTGCCATCAAAATTTACCCAAGCCAAAGCATTAGTCGTAACCCCGTTACTTTGAAGTTTTACTATCCCACTACCATCAGATGACATCTGAAGATTGTTTGTAGTGGATGCGTTTATTGTGCAAGTCATTGTTAGTCCTTAGCGAAAAATTGCAACACCAACAATAGGGCTATCTTCTGCACTACCTGTGCCTGCTGTATTTACTACCTGAACAGATGTTGTTAATAAAGAAATTGGATTTAACGATCTTGCAGAAGAATTAGAAGAAATTGAACCTCCTTGAGTCATTCCAACCGCAGAATAATTTACATCAATCATTGCATTTGTAAAATTAATTGTGTAATTGCCTGTACTGTTATATGTGACAGAACTTACGTTAAAACTTGCACGAATTGATTGTGTTGATGTTCCTTTGTAATTTACCCAAGCCCGACACAGCGTACCTATCTGAGTACCCGACCCATCCTGAAACTGAGTAGGTGTACCCGTTGTACTGGATTGGATTGTGTCTATTGCTAATGTGCCGTATGTCATATTTATCCTACAAAACAACCCAGCGAGAACCGCTAGATATCGTAACGGTTACACCGCTTGCTATGCTTACTGGCCCAGCAGACATTGCGCTGTCACCACTTGGGATTGTATAGTTTGCGCTTACCGTTTTTGAGTTAACCACAATTCCGTTACTGGCTATAAGTTCCGCACCCGTTACTGTTCCCGATGCGTTTACCGCTACGGTTGACAATGTGCCTGTGCTTGGTACAAAACTAAACTTAGTTGAACTTGTCGTTTCACCCGTAATCGTTCCGCTTGTTGCTGTTGTCAGCGTAGGGTAATAAGTAGAACCAGACGAAGTGTTGTCCGTTATCGTTAACCCTGCGGTAACTGTTGTCCAAGTCGGCACAGCACCAGAACCGCCAGATGTTAATACTTGACCTGAAGTACCGTAAGAACCGTTTACAGCCAATGCGCCAGATGTATTGATAGTCATCGCATCTGTTGCGCTACTACCAATTACAAAGTGAATCGAATTAGACCCGTAAGTACCAATTGCTAAGTCAGTCGAGGCAGATGCTAAGTAAACATACCCAGCAGCACTAAATGCCCCACTTCCGCTAAACCCAGATGAATTAATACCAAATTCACCAAAGTTTGTAGTGGATGTGGCGTTATTATTGGATACGTTAAAGTTTGTAGATGCTGTAGCCCCAGAATTGGTGTTTTGTAGCACCATCTGGTTGTAAGCATTAACATTAGACTGAAACGATGCCAGAATATTGGTATCTGAATACCCAAGCGTTCCGTAACTAAAAGCACCCGTAGTGGCAGATGCGGTTGTGGATGCTGTAGCTATAACATTTCCACCGCTAAGTATCGTAGAACTAAAAGTCCCTGTACTCGGCACATACTGAAGTTTTGTAGAACTCGTGTCAATCGTTGTAGCCGTTCCGCTTGTTGCGGTCAAGAAAGCAGGGTAAAAAGTACTAGAACTTGTGGTCTGGTCAGAAATAGTGACCGAAGCGCTTGGTGTTGTCCATGTCGGTGCGCTAGAACCATTTGAAGTTAAATATTGCCCTGTCGTTCCGTTTGCTAAGAATACGGTTGTATTTGCGCCAGATTGATAGGGTATTTGACTGGCTGCGCCACCCGCCAAGTTTGTAGCCGTACCAACCGATAAACTAGACTGTGCCGTGTATTGTGGGGCGCTTGACCCAGCGGTTAAAACATAACCTGAAGTGCCTAGAGCCAAGAATCCCGTTGTATTC